GGATCTGTTCCTAGCATACCACCCTTCTTATTATACTCCTTGGTAACGTTTGCAACACGTCTGTGGCAGTTTGTACATAAACGAATATTGATCTGTTCTAGTCCAAATTTGTAAGCATTACAAAAATAACAAAGTCCATAATGCTTTACTTTTACGACTGCCATCAGTGCCTCTCTGCCTTTCTTGCCTGCACAGTCTCCACATATGTCAGAAACAGTCGCGTTGGATGCCTTATTTGAAAGACAGCCAAAGCACAATGCTTCCTTGTATGAGTTGACTCTGGTATATTCGTTGTCCTGATGTTTTTTCCACAGTCGTTTTGTGTGGTCGTTTGCCTTTTCGTTAGTATCTAGTTCCGTGGGCAAAATCCAGTCAACCTCTTTAAGCATTGATCCAGTGCGGTAAAGCTATAGAACTCTATCTGTTCAGAACCTTTCTCACACTTGGTTGTCATTTTAATTATATCTTGGATAACGGTTTCGCAACGGGTTCTCTTAACTTGAATTTGGACAGTCTTCACGCTAACAACTGGCTCTCTCTCCTTTTCGGAACCAGTAATCGTTTTTACTTTCTTCTTTGGTTTTTTTTCTACATTCTTGACAGTCATGATTCTTATATGTCATCTTTCTCCCAACTATTTAAACCTTCGAATTCATTCTTCACAATGTCTCGGGCTTCCCTTACGGTCATGCGTCCTGCCTTGCGAAGTTCATCTACTGTCTTAGTTTTATTCCATCCAAAGTCTACTGACGTTTGCAATGTAGTCTTAACAATTTCAAAGTTAGCTGGGGTAATACCATTTGGGAAAGATTTCTTGGACATGCTGGTTCCGGCTCCTGATGCAGGGTGTCCTTGTGCAACTCCACCTGTGTCTGACGGTCTTTGTTTTCCAGGTTCACCTTGCATTCGCTGTTGCTCCTCCTTTGGGGCGGCTGTGCCGCCTCTTCCGCCTGGGTTCTTCACAGTTCCACCGTTGTTCTCTTCGGCTTCTATCTGTTCCTTTAGCGTTACGACAGGATCCTTTGAAACTATAAACTCTCCGGTGTGAGTTCGGGTAACTTCGAATCCCATGGATTGGTATGCTCTCATGTTTTCAATCTCGACTCCTTCAATCTGTAGGTTTCGAAGTTTGTCGGTTTCTTCACCAGTCTTTAGTTTTAATTCCCAGTCTTCCACGTTTAACATGTAGGCGATCTTTCGTAAGAAGCCCTTGTACAAAAAGTCCTGTCCCCATTTGACGGCTCTGTTGGTAATCGTAACCTGCAATCCCTCTTGAGACCAACCGGTAGGAAGTTCTCCAAAGTAAAGTGGGAGGACACCATAGGTTGCTCCGATAATCATACGTAGTTCTCTTCGTATCGTGGTAAATTCTAATTCTTTTAATGATCCGGTAAAGTCTATCCACTCTGCCATGTTACCAGCGTTGCCACCTCTGTCGTTCTCAACAAGTAGGGGGTGTATTCTGTATGGATCCTCTGCGGCTGACTCTTCCAATGCATCCCATGACTTTCTAAAAGTCTCATAGTTTCTTGATGCAATAACTAACATACCTCGTGGAGGTCTCATCTTGTCGAAATACTTTCTAATGTACTCATCCATGTGGGACAATGCCATTACCTTGCTCCAGATGGAATAAATTGGGGAGAATCCGTAAACTAGATCAGGTCTGTATTTGCCTGCCTTCCATACAACCTCTCCTTCCGCATAGACAAATCGTTTAGGATTTGGAATACCTAGCGAATAGATAGAGTTAACCTCGCATATGGCTTTCAGAGCCTTCAAGGGCATAGAGTGTCGATCGTCCTCAATGATGTTACAATAGTCATCATCAAGAATTCGGTGCTCTCTGTGCTCAGAATGTGGGCAAACACGCACTTTATGACCCTTATCATCGTATCCTATACGTCCATCAGAGTCTGCGATCATTGCAATCTGTGCTGGGTCGGCTCTGATCATTTCTTTTATTTTCGTTTTTTTGAGCATAATTTCACCTTTATCGTCAAAAGCATAGGATTTTAGCGTTAAAAGGTATGCATTATCAGCAATTTCGAGGTCTCTTTCAATCATTCTCATAACGTCTTCCAAGGTCTGTTCGTTGCCGTTTACAGGGTTTATCATCAAGTCTTCCAATACCTTGCGATGTTCAGGTATAGGTCTAATTAAATTGGTACCGCCACAGGTATCACACATTAATGTATTATTTTTAGTCTCTCTTTGCTCTTCTATTGACAGTGTAGTATTCTCTACAGAGTTATCTTCCTGTGCTTCAGGAGATAATGGTGGGTATTCAAACTCTTTTGAGCAGTCCGTGCACTTATATTTGAATTTTTCGACGATTTCAAATCCGTTTTTGAACATTTCTCTGTTAATTGTCTCGATAGGTATACGTAAAGCGTCTATGTTATTGGCTAACTCATAGATCATTATGAGTGGGAATGGGAAAATTGGTAGTTTAGCACCCGTATCGGTACTCATGTATGGCTGTGTGATGCTTGGTCTGACTGTTTTACCTGTCTCGCCTGCATACGCTTTGTTAATCAACCCATTGATAGAGGTTTTAATGTTGTTGACTAAGCCCATGACAAATCATTGACGCGTATGTATTTAAACATTGGCTATTTTTGTAACTTTTTTGTCAATTTTTTGGGCGATTTTAGGATTATCTCCATGACTATCGCACTTGGGATCCCTATACTCTTTATCACATTTACAACTCATAGACATAATTATATAGATCCTCTATTAAAGATTACCATGACAGACACAAGCATACCAGAAGGCATGGACAGGGAGTCAGTTCTTGATGCATGCATGTATATTAACGATTGTTTTCAGATGAAAGACTCATTTCGTTTAAACCATGACTTTGGTGTCACGCTAACAGGATTGTTGAGAGGTATATCCTCAGTTATAAAAGAACATGACAAGGATTTACACAGGAATATATGTGAATCTTTAAGTATACTAGCAAATAAATAACTAATTAGTCATGATTCATTTCTTTACAAAGAACATAAACGAGAAAACCTACAGAGACATAGTTCAAAGAACCATTATGCTTAACGGACATGACGGCAGAAGCAAGTCCTCGTTTGAAGTATGGAAAAATTTTGAGGACAACTGGCAACTTAACATCATTCCCGTGACTGACCAAGAGGATTTTAAAGTATATTATAAAAATCTTAACGTAGAAACCAGTGACGGTATCGCCTGGGGCGTGACTGGTAAAAAGGTTATCTTTATGTTTGTCAACGATAGCAAGAATCCGTTCATACTTCGATCTAACGTGATGCCTCTTGCTCATGAGTTGTTACATGCTGTTTATCAGGATAGGGTTGGTACTTTTCATATTACTAGGAAGTTTGACTCCCCCGAAGGCAAGGCAGGAACGAAAGGAGCAGCTGCGACGGTTATCGTTCACGACAACTGGTATGGAAACAAGAAGACAATCAAGTTCTGGATAAGACACAGTTTCATGTGGCTCCCAATAACCATCCCTTTCATTCCTGTCAAGCAGGCAAAGAAGGACTATCCTGTTTGATAACCTTTAAATCAAAGTGTTTTATTATAAAAGCATGACTGAAGACAAGAAGAAAAAGAAACGAACCGAGTGTTCTGACGGAGTCTGTAGGATAATTGACGATCTCGAATAATGATTTTAAAAAGACTATATGCATAGTCTGCTATGAAAAATTTGGCGAACACGGAAAGAACGGATGGATGAAATGCATGTTTAGACTTCAAGGTACTATTGCTATGAATGATATTAACGGTACTACTGCCGAGATTGGTGGAGCCCCCTCGACAAGTGGTGGAGAGAATCCGTCAAATGGTTGTTAGAGACTCAGTCACTGACTCTTTTCGTAATTTCTGTAGAGGATTAAAAAAATCCTTCAGTGGAGAACGATATACCAGAAACATAAACAAGTGTACCAAATGTGGAAAGCCCAGCTTCTTTGGAACAACCTGCCTCCAGTGCGAGACGGACAATGCGTTCGGATCCTTCAACAAGAAAGAAGGTTTTTAATTTTTTTGTAGCCCCCGGAAAAGTCAAAAAACACATTTTTTTATCTGAGTACTTAGCTGACCTATCCTCGAATTTGAAACCTCGTGAAAATACTTTTGAAATAAAAAATAAAATAAAATAAAATAAAAAAAAAGAAATTAATCGGAAATAACTTTTCCGTTAATGTCTATTCTTTTTCCTTTGGAATTGTTTACCTTAGAACCTAAGGACAAACACAAGAAACCTTTTTCCATTGATAAATGGATTGCTGGTATTCCCCATTGACTTCTTGTTTTTTCTTCTCCTAGTGCAAGTAATGTTTTATTGCTTAATGATGTAACATTAAGAAATAATGTTGCACTAACGTGGCTACTTGTTTTTTCAATGTGTGAAAAAATTCCTGTTCCTTTTTCCTCGGATACTTCAACGATTTTACAAACTTCGTCAAAAGTTAATCTTACGGCTTCATAAGAAATGATTTCCCTAAGGAATTTCACTCTCATGGTTTCAAT